TTAAAGGTTGCTCTTGAATCTGTATTTAAACTTTCATTTCCACTTGTAGTTCCATCATTATATGTTCCAGTAGTTGCATTATACTTAACAAATGCATTATTATCTTTCTGTAATCCAATACCCGTAAATTGGGCAACAACCATAGATTTAAATCCAGTTGATTTATTACCGTCAGCAAGCAAACCACACATACCATAAACCGACCTTAGAGAGCAGTTAAAGATATATGGTGATGCAGAAGTAACAGTATCAATATTCAATGCTGCAGTTGATCCAGATACAGATGGAAGTGCATTGGATGGAGCATTTTCTACAGAATACTTAAATTCTGTATTACTTACCTTATCTGTAATTAAAAACTGACCATCATATCCAGTTGCTGTAATACCAGAAATCTTAACAGCAGTATCAACATCTGCACCAGTAAGAGCAGAACTTGTTGTAACAGTAATTATTGTCGTTGAAGTTGTACCATCACCTGCCTTAATACTGCTAATACCTACAGAACCTGCAGTAGGGCCAACAATACGATATTCATCAATTTTTGCTTGAATATCTAATCCAGTTGATGGGTAATCGGGTTCAATCTGACGACCAGAAGTAACTCCATATACAAGACCTACCTTCTCATAATACATATCCAGATCAGTTCTTGTATTAGAACCCCATGTCTGGTTATTATCATTAATACTTACTTTGTTTACACCATCAGCATATTCAAATGCAGTCAGTTTATGGTGTGAAAAATCAGGAACATATTGATTTTCAGTATAATCTAAGAAAACCTTTCCATTAGGATCAGCATCAAATATAGAGAATTGCCAGAAATAACATGCACCAGTTACACGGAATATCGCAGATCTATCAACATTATCATTTAATGGGTTTGGAACATACTTAGGACGGATCTTTGTCTTTCTAAGATCCATACCAACAATTGAAGTTCCACGAGGAACAATTACACCACCATGTACACTATTAAGCTTATATAAAGCATTATTGGAGTTTCCTAAATCAAAATTAGTTGTTAAATCCCATGCACTAAAATCAGTAGTAGTTGATCCAAATCTATCTCTAAAATTTCCAGATCCATCAGGTATATATCCTGGTCTATTATCAATTACATGATCTCCTGGATAAAGAAGTATGGTTGTTTGTGCAAATCTATCATTATTAAGACCTTGCTGATATGAAAATCTAGATGCCTCAATCAAAGCCCTTTGAATGGTTTTAAAAGGACGTGTTAATGAATTTCCCTTATTATCGATACTATCCGTCGAATCCAAATCATTTGGACTTACGTACAAGATATTTCCACGAACATTTTTTAAGAAATTCTCTAATCTGGATAAACCCATGTTTATTCTTCCAATGCCGATTATTACTTTTAGATATTTATAAAAAAAGTAATGGGGCAAAAAATACCTGGAGTTTTTTTCCCGACTTTTTTGAAATTAAAAGCTAGCCTCCCCTGACGCTATTGGTTCGGTGTACACCAATCGGTCTTCAGGGCATGTAGCACGTACCAATTCCAACACATTCATAAACTGTTCTGTATTATCACACACTACCTCCTTAGTATCACCTTCATTAGAATATAAGTAAAAAGTTTTCTTAAGTGGATCAACCACACACTTCATTAAGTACTCTTCGTCCATCCATGCACTCATCATACTCATATAATTTACGATATAATTAATGATTTGTCAAGTTTATAAAAATTATCCACATACTTCTCAATATCTTCAGTTCTTTGAATTCTCTTATATTCTGGTTGCATATATTCTAATAAAATTGGTTGGCCATGAATATTGTAAAGAAAATTGGATTTTAATGATTGAATTGTAAAATCACTTTGTAGTATATTACTCATCCAATCAGCAAAGTCATCACCAAATCCATCCTCAAATCTCCAAAGATGTGTTTTCATATTAATATAATCTACTTGTGGTCTAAACCATCCCTTTGGATGATATGGATGGGATTTTAATGATATATATCTTTCTACTGGATCTCTTACAATAGCAATCTGTTCTAAGTATTCTACATCCAAATACTTCTCATATAATTCTCGATGAAGATGAGAAATCTCAACATCTTCAATTAATTCCCATATAATTTGCTCTGGTTCATATCCATTCAATCTTATATTCTCTTGAATAAATCTACCTGCAGTTCTTGGAATGTGAACAAATAAAAATCTTTTTCCTGTTTCTTTATGATAATAAGTAGGCATTAAGGTCTACTATACCAGAAAGATAAAACAAATCTCTCTGCCTCTTCCACTCTACTAACATAGTGAAGATGTTGTGAATTTGAAAATATTATCAATTTACCTTTTTCTGGTTTTACCTCTATATCCTCAAATACAGTAGATCCACCCTTAAAGTCATCATTTAAATAAAGCATTGCTGCAAACACATCTGGTCTATGAACATTATTATCATCAACATGAGGTTTCATAAATGTGCCAATAGGCCATCTTACAACTCCAACATAGTCTAATGCAATTTCACTCTCAAATGTTTTACAACGATTTGTTACGTTATTAATAACACCACCAAATAATTCATCCGTTGTTGAATTCATATCTATGGGATCTACATTCCCACCCAAATATTTTGCACCATAGTTTTTATCAAATGGTTGATTTGGAATATATGTAAGACTCTCATTTGGATCTGAATGTGTTACAGCATCCAATGCACGATCTTCTTTCTTGACATCAAAAAGATCAATAAAGGGTTGACATAGAGAAGAATCTAAAAAATTATCCTCTATGTATATAAGTTTTTTCATCAAATAGTAATAGTATTTCTTCTACCACGATACTCTGGATCATTAAAGTTTGGAGTTTCTGGTGCTGTCTCTGGATTAAAGTTTGGATCAGGATAATCTTGCCAACCTTCTCCCTCATATTCTACATGTAATGGGTTTACATCTGTTCTTGCAGCATAAACATGATAGAAACAATTCACTGGTAATCCACCTTGTGCTTGAAGATGTATAGTTTCTGCATCCCATCTCTTCACAATAATATCTTGATGCACACCTATTGGTTGCAAGTGAACTGATATACTTTCAACATCTACAAGATCTTTCCAATAATCTGGTAATTTTATTATCTTCTCATTTCTTACTCTTCCTCTACAATAAACACCAACTTCTGGGCCTTCAATACATGCATAACGAAGTCTCCACCCGTCTTTAGATGGGTGTTTAATATCAAAAGGTTTTGGTGAAGCATCTGCAGCAGCAAATCTAGAAGCAAGTCTTCCTTTATTACCACAATCTACCTGACCTGTGACATACATATCACCAACAACATACACGGAGTCAACACCAGAACCACCATCACCTTCAATCATAGCATTACCCTTCACAAACAATGAACGATTTGTTCCAATGGTATCTTCTCTACCTACCATCAAAGTTGCATTAGCAGATGAAAAAGCATCGACCTTTCCAATCTGTGTATTACCTTGAAGATATGTAGTATGATCTACTTTTGCATTACCTACACCTAATGCTTGAGGAACCAGTTTTTTTGCACTATTAACTAATTGTCCTCCCCATACAAAAACTTCATCGAATGAAAATGCCATAATTGCTCCTTACGAATTTACTGTTCCTGGTTTTGGTAATGCCTTTTTAACTGTTGCAGCACTTACACCTTCTAAGAATGGTGTAAAAATTTGAGTTGATAATCCACCAGCAATAGTTATTAAACCTGTGCTTATAATTTTAGTGGATTGCTTACCATCTATTGTAACATTTTTTGAGTCAAGTTTCAAGGTCTCGTTTGCTTTTGCCCAAAGAACTCCTTCTGGAGCGTTACCTGTAGCAACAAATTCAATATCTAATCCTTCAATACGAATCTTTCCATTAGCTGCTTTCAATTGTATATCACCATTCTCTGCCAGAATAACAAATGCTTCCTCCTCCTTCTTCAGATCTTCTCCTGTATGCATAATGGTAGCACCAGGAGTATTCATTGATGTATAATTTTTACGAATTCCATCCTCCTCAAAAGCAAAGAAGTGACGACCATCCATACCTTTAAGTTCAACACTTGAAGTTACATCTTTAAATGGGCTCAAACCACCAAAAGTTATCGCTCCATTCATAGAGCTCCAAACTTGTGTCCAAAAATTTCTCTTCTGTGTCATTAATATCCTCCTGAGTAACCACCGCCACCGCCACTGTCACCACCACTTGGAGGTGGAGATGGAGATGGAGATGGAGATGGTGTAGGTGTAGGTGCTGGAGATGGTGTAGGTGTAGGTGCTGGAGTTGGTGCTGGAGCTGGAGTTGGTGCTGGAGTTGGAGTTGGAGTAGAAGAAGAAGTAGTTATATCTTTTGTTTCACCTACATTCAACTCAATAGCACCTGTTGGTGGATCTATTATCACACTAGTAGATGAATGAATCCTACCAGTCATCAATCGCCCATTTGCCATTTTATGAAAAGAACCATAGTAAGGTTGACCATTCACATATCCAATAAGAGCATCTGCTTTTGCAATACTAGATTGTCTGTTTTCATAAACTCTAACATAATTAGTATTATTAGAGTCGGTACCAGCATATTTCACACTATTAACATAAAATGTATTTCCATAATACTCTTTACCATCAACATAACCTTGAATATTCAATCCAACTAAATCATATACCTGAACAACATCTAATATAACTGGTTCAATTGGTTGAGGATCACGAATTATATCAAAGACAGGAACAAATTTAGCATTAAAACCAGACTCAGTATCCATCATTATTTTTGGAAGACGAGTAAATCTTCCCCCTTTATCAACACTAACTGATTTTATCTTACCAAACGGATCACATGTATAAGACAATACTGTACCATTAGTTGGAGTAATTGTCAATTGATCCACTCCACAATTATAATTAAATCCAGGATCAGTTACAACAATCTCTGTAATCGTAAGAATAGCAGGATATTGTGGAACAGTTTGTGGAGGTGGGAGATATCCAGTACCACTATCAATAGGAATAACTTTAATAACTTCACCATCTTTAATAACAGTATCAAAAAAAGCACCAGTTCCATTCTTACATGGATCAATAACTTCAACTTGAGGTGGTTCTTTATAACCAAAACCACCACTCACAAGATCAACAGCAATCAAGTTACCATCTTCATCAACAATAGGATTTCCCTGTGCTCCTACACCATGACCACCAAAGAATTTAACTATTGGTGGGCCACAAGGTTGCTCTCCAGTAATACATGGATCCTTTCTCAACAGATCTTTAGGAGTTAAACTATTAACTCCATCAATATCCAAATAACGAATCTTTGAATCTCCATCAAGAAAAATAAACGTAGTATCTGGATTCGTTGCTGCATATGTATTAGCATCTGTAAGAGATACATCATGAATGTATCCCTCAGTCTCAGTAATATACCCTACTGTAATATTATCAAATGAAGTTGGTGATATTGGCATTATAAGAAATTACCTCCACTTCCTGTTGGAACTTTATAAGTTTTAGTTACTTTCTTCTCTTCATTTATCTTAGCCTTAATTTCTGCTTGAGATAAATTTTGATTTCTTATAGAAGTTTCAGAACGACGTTCAGCTAAGGTCTTACCAACACCTTTTGCTGATGTAGCAACATTCTTTGCAGAATCAGCAACTGATGCAAAACTTGGAGCACCTCCATCACCACCACCTCCTTGCATTGTATGAGTATCATTAGGTGAACAGGATGCTTTAGGATCACAATTAAAAATTTGTGTAATTGATCCAACAAATCCAAGTGCAGATCCAATATCAAAATTCATTCCACCAAGTGCTCCTATACCTAAACCACCTGCTACTGCACCTGCACGAGAAGATCCTTCACCAACAATTGAACCTAAAACTTTTGGGAAGAATGAAGCAAGTCCACCAACTCCATTAACAAGTTTAGGTATATCACCTGTTCTAATTGCTGTAAAAGCAAGACCAGCACCAGCCATCAATGCTGGATTCACACCTAAAACACCAGATAGAGATGAAAAACCTTCAACAATTCCATTAGGATTGCCTTTATCATTTATCAAAGCAATTGCACTAGCAATAACTATTGCATTATTTTTACCAGAAAGATCCATAAGTTTAGATAATCCTGTAGAATAATCTCCATTCTGCCAAGGAGCAACTACACCTCCAATCTTATCAGGATTAGCACCAGATTCATCTGCCATTGATTCAGTTATAGATCTAACAAGAGCTCCAGATCCTAATGCAGCAAGAACAGTATTTTCATTAATAGAATTATCAATACTACCACTATCATCTGAACCAGAATCGGTAGAAGATCCACCTATTGAAATCTTAACTTCCTCCACAACAGGGCCAATTGCATCATCAAACCCTTTCATAACTGTATTAATCGTCTCTCCTATTATTTGACCAACTAATTCTTCTGTTGCACATAATGGAGTTGGAATATAATATCCTTCTTTTGGAAGTGCTCTAATAATATCTGATCCTGGAGTATCAAGTTGAGTTTGAACTGGTTCAGTATTCTCTTCCCATACTCCACTATCACCAACTCGAACAAAAGTTTCAAGTTCTCCTGTATTAGGATTAAACCTTGTAGATCCTATTGCAGTAGTAAGACCAACGAGACTACCAGTTATTGTGGGATTTGCTACTTTAGATTCTTTCTGCCTCTTCTTAAAAATATTTTTTAATGCAGCTGCAATTAATCCTACTAATGCAGACCCCATCATACCATTAAACATACATGCAATTTTTTCAAGACCAGCAACCTTCTCTTTCATTATAGCAAGACTATGAGAAGGAGGAGCTAGGTTATCCATAGGTGCTAACTTCTCATTAAATTCTTTAGTTGTAAATTGCTGCACCTGACCCATAATACCTTTCATATATTTTGAAATCTCTTCAGATGCACTTTCAATTGCAGCATCAATACTCTTATCTGCTTGTACTATAGGTAAACCAGCAGCAACATTTGCATCTTGCATTGACTTTTGAAACTGCTGTATCTTTTCGCTTAATGTCTCTACTACTGTCTGAATATTTTTCATATCAGACTTTCTATTTGGATCTGGACATGCTAATGCATGTTTTCTTGTTAATATATTTCTTTTCTTCTCACCTGCTGTTGTATCTTGATGAGTTGCATCAGATGACTCTTTAGATACGTTAGTAGTTGTTGGTGATAAATCCCCATCCTTTAATTTTTTCTGCTCTGGTGGTTCTTCATCTTGGTTTTTAGAATGAAAACTTTGTGGTGTAAAATTCTTTCCACCACTACCTTCAGTTCCAGTTTTTCTTTCTAGTTTTGTCTTATTGTTATTACCAAGGATACCCATGATAACAGGAACCTGTTGATCCTGACCATCAATAAAGAATCCAAAGACAAAATTACCTTGCTTAATTGCAGGAGTTTGATAAGAACCTCCTTGACCTCCACCTGCTGTCACAGGATACATTACCTGAGCCCAAGGTAATTCTTCTGCAGTTATTGATGCTTCTTCTTGATCATGATTACCTATTATTCTTACCTTATATCTGTATCCCCATGCGGGAACCTCATCAGGAGTATCAAATACTACGTCTTTTATGTTTTCACGCCAGGTTGAATCATCAGCAACCTGGCCGATCCACCACAAAAAACCAGATCCCAATACACCAGGATTAAATAATGCAGTTCCTTCCATTATTCGTCGTATACTCTACACTCAAAGGCATCTGGATGGTTATCACAATAAACTTCTAAGTGTTGATCTTGATGTCTTGTATGATAATCATTAATAGCACCATCATTGTTATTAACTTCTTCTCCCTCATGGTATTTCTCATACTCAGCATGAACATCTTTTAGATCTGCTTCAGTATATTCAAGCATACCATGATTGACATGCTCCTTATGATCCTTTGGATCTAAGTAAACTTCATGATCTAAATCGTGTTTGATTTCCTTAGTCATAATTAATTCCTCTTGCTGTGATTTCCTTTTCTTCCAAATGAATCTCTTGCCAAGTTTAACTTAGTCCAAGTTCCATCTGGAGTCACTAAGTGGCATAAGTCAGCTATAATATATAGACCCCCACTTTCCTTATTTACTGTATCATCTTTTGAAGCCTTAACAGAAGGAATGTCAACATATATTACATCTCCTGCATGTAAACTAAAATCACCAGCAATGGTAATCTCTTGATTTTGTTGAAAGAGTTGATTATATCTACGAATGGCTTGATTAAGAGTGATTGCTGCTTGAAAATTTGGATCTTCATTTTTTTCTAATTGTTGCTTAGTTGTTCCTGAAGGTAGGGTTCCAGTATCAACTAACATATATGTGGTACGTGTGTATTCACTATCAAATTTTTCATTAAACTTTGGAAGACCTTTTCCTGCAAGTTTATTAGTAGACAAATTAGATGCACTCTGTCTTACAACCTCATAAAAACAATTAAAAGGATCAAACAAAACTAACTTGGTATTATAAGCTCCAAAATTAAATTTTTGTTGTGCATTAATAGAATTATTTGATATCTGTTCTAATATCTTTCCATCATATCCAGGAGGAACTCCTTGTTCACCATCAGGAGATTCGTTATAGATAAAAGATTTCTTTTGTTTCTGTTCTAACAATTTATCAATAGATTTAAAGTGAATTCCATCTGCAGTTTCAAATAAAAAATATCCTGCACTCTGATCATCAGCACCATCTGGAACAGAATTTTTACATAACCAATTTAATACGTAAAAAGGTTTACGACCATTACCAATAAAATTATAACCATTTTTAGTAGGTTCTATATCAACTTTCTTTTTAGTCTTTAAAGATCGTTCTCCACTCTTTAAAATACTTTCAATATGATCTGAAATTTTTCCATCATATCTATGAATTAATCTTGAAGTGCCAGCTTCATTGCGAATAAATTCTTCAGAAACTAATTCAAGACTAATCATATTCTTCATACCATCTTCGATTATAGGAGTAATTGAATTGACATTCAGATCTACCTTAATTTTATTCTCATTATTATCTGTAAACTCTAATCTAAAATCTTCCGTTCCAACTAAAGGCAAACCTTCAATTACAGATTTTCCATCAATAGAATCTCCACTATCTGCATATATAACAGTTGCTTTTATAGTATCCTGCAATATACTTTCATAATACTGAAGACGCACGACTCCACTAACCAATCCAGCAGTTTTACCACCCTTATTGGAAGTTATATCAGCCTTTGTAATAAAAGCTGGACTTGAAGCATTAGAGGTAACTTGTTTTGCCATTATTTAATTAGCTCCATTCTATTTACCCTGATACAAAAGAAGTGATGGATCATTTGAATCAACAGACTTACTTTTTGATGATCCAACAGTTGTTTTTTCAGTAGAAGAAGGGGTGTTATTATTATTAGGAATAGGTATTGGAATAATTTTTGAAGAACCTTCTCCTCCTTCATAGGATGCCTTATTGCTAACAGCATTAATTGTATCATTATTTTTTTGTTTATTTTTATCTTTATTAATTGGGGGTATCGGATTAGGTTTTAACTCTTTAGAATCTTTAGATCCTTTTTCTTTAGGTGCCTTAATTTTATCCTTCTCATCTTCAGAATCATCTTTAGGAGGATTCATTGCCTCTCTTGAGAAGAATGCTTTTCCGAGTAATTTAACTTTATCAACTATATTAAGAGGATTGATTAACCATGCTGGATTTGGTGCTTTAAATCTACCAACTCCAATTTTAGGAAGACCTTCTATCAATCTACTAATTCCATCTTTCAACCAATTGAAAACTGCCTTACCACCAGATAATAGTGTCTTAAATGTATCTTTTAATTTCTGCCCCACAGCTGCCATACCACCACCTAATATCAATTCGTATAATAAATCACCAACAAATACACCAATAGTTTCACCAATCAAAGTACCAAGAATAGGGATGGGTATAAAAGTTCCAAGTGCTCCACCCAATGCAGCACCCACTGATTTAAATATTGCTTGACCTGCGGGTTCCCCCGACATTAGAGAAACCAGACCTACAATAAGTGGTCCTACAATTGGTATGCGAGCAGCGAATCCTTTGACTGCAGGAGTTGCTGCTTTAAGAGCAGGTGCTACAAACTTTGCTGCCTTACCAAATATCTTTGAAGCAAATC